CTTATATTACAAAGGTTTTTGCAAATCCAAACACCCATAATAACCCACATAAGTATTGTGCTGCTATACGCAATTATTGCTATGATTACATCGAAAAGAATTTTTTGTTTAATGGTTGTTTGGTAAAGGATTACTTTGGAAATGCTCGTACTCCTCTCTTGTTTAAACATGTTGCCGTGCATGTTCATCGGCCAATTCTAACTCTTAAGGATATTAGTCGAAACCAACTTTGTCAAACTAAAAAACTCGTCAAAATTAGCAAGAATTTCACAATGCCTGTTATCGGCACGGGTACGTTTTGTAATCATGATCTTATGCACTGTATGTGCGGTGAGGATCATAAAAACATACGTCGTTTCCTTAATGATATTTATGATCATAGTATATTCACGGAACTCAAAAAATTCGGCATTCATGAGTATATTGGCGTGGCAAAGATATTTAACCCTGAATTCCGCGCTGACAGCATCATGGTCGATCACCTTGGTGTTAGTTACAAGCAAGGCACCTGGTACAGAATGCAAACAGGTAGTATCGTTTTTATGCCTAACACAGATAACGGCGATATAGAGGGTGCTTATGTGCATGCCGACACATATAGTTTTCTATTTATGCGTGATCACTGCGCTATAGATGGTATTGGATTCACCGTCAACGAACGAATTCAACATGGCCAATCCTGTCAAACCATTATTTTTTCGACTAGTAAAGTGAAAACTAAAAACACAATTAGAACAGAGGTGATTGGAACTAAAATTGGTGATGGCCTAGATAAAGATTTATATAATGCATGGTTTGTGGGCAACGTAGTGCCCTTAAAATGTACCAAATTTGTTAGTGATGCCACACATAATGAACTACAAGAGGCAGCTGGAGTAAAAAAAACACGTTATACGTTCGGTGCTGCCCTTAACACATTTGTAGACACAGAAATAGCTTTAATGCAAAGTGTTACCGCTGACTATCATTTACATAAATGTGATGGTTGCCATATGCCGTACATCCATGAGCATAATATGAGCGTTGCTGATAAGAGGAATCCCACACACGTTGGGCATAAACAGTTTGGTAATGACTGTCCTTACACTCTTTGTAGTAAGTTTAACCATAACGGGTGTGCTTGTGATCATGAGATCCATTTCGATAGGAAAAATAAAATAGGGAAAAATGCTACTGTAGGCTTATCACCTAAAGTCCTGCAAAAATTAATTGCTGATTTAGATGCCGCATCCAATAATGGCATCAATGTTTCTGCGGATTTGGATGTTGCTCGACAGTTGTTACCACCAGTTGAACAGGAGAAAAAAACGGTATATAATGTTGTCACGCAAGACCATTATATTCACCACGATGTGATACCTGGCTTCAATATGTCACGCTGCAAGGATGGAGCAAACAATGATGTTGTTGTAACAACTTTCCCCATACATATGGGATTAGAACCATTAACTATAGTTTATGACATGTTGGCGCACACAACATTTCATTATAAAGAACACAATTTTGTATGCACACACATCATGTACAATTCACTAATGAAGTCATTATCCATGCTTTCCTTCACTAAAGGTGAAGCAAATGCTTTGGTGCAACAGGCGAACAAAATTATTACAACCGCATTGCTGTCTAAACATCACACTTTTGCAACACCTGAGTTCGTGTTGGCGGTTAAACAATTCTTTTTACTTCAAGCATTGGAAATATACGCTGGTAATACTGTGATTAAACAAAGTCTTATAAACGATTTGCTTGTTAGCCATTTTAATAATAAGGATTTTGTGTATCACGGGTTTGTGCAAGCATGGATAGACTACGGATTTAGGAAAAGCGTTAGCCTTTTTATAACAAAGAAAAATTGGTGCGGATGGAATGCAGGTCATGTTGATTTAGGTAATGTCAACTTGATGGCGCGTAAACGATTAGCGCCGGCACTAAATTTATGAAGATATGATAAACCTATCGCCGTTGACAGGTGGCGATATCCAGGTTTGATTATGAAATCCTGTCTTACATTGGGCCACACTAAAGGATTGAATGGCCTATTAAACAATACTTGCAAGTGGAACTTAACGTTACCCATATTTCCGAAAGAGAGTGATATCACAAAAATCATTTGCCAAACTGAAAAGAAACTTGCTTGTATACAAATCATGCCTAAGTTACGCAATTCACCGCGTATCCATTATTATGAAAATTGCTTGGCTAATTTATTTGCAGCCACGAAGAGACAAGCAACCGCTGTGTGCTTACCTGATAACAGCATGCTTGAAAAGTTGAAGTTATTTATGCAAAACACCATTTTACCAGAGTGGGAAGAATTACTCATTGACTTTGATTACAGTTATTCCGTTTGGTATAACCATTTAACGGCCGATCAACAAATTGCAATGGATGCTGTTAAAGATGAAAACAAAAAAATCAGGTTTGCCAAAATGTTTTGCAAAGGTGAAAAGCAGTTGGAAGAATTACTGTACAATGATTGGTTGAAGCAACCCGATTTGCCCAAAA